AACACCCTGACCCCAGACAATCAGGATGCTTTTGCCCAGCGCTGCGGCACGTCGCGCGGCTATTTGCGCAAAGCGATCTCCATTAACCAACAGCTCGGAGAATCGATCTGTATCAATATCGAACGCGAGTCGGGCGGCGTGATCCGCTGCGAGTCGCTGCGCCCCGATGTGGATTGGCTGTTTATCCGGGGCGGTCGCCTGGATGATTTCGAGCTGATCGACAGGGAGGTAGCGTGATCCGCCGGGATCCTAAGATGCCGGTGGCTTTCTACAGTGACGGAATACCCCCGATGCTCAAGCGCTTTGACCGCTGGTCGCCTTGGAAGGCGGTGTGGAGCGAGAAGCGTGGCAAGTTCGACAAGATCCCGCAGCTGGCCAGCAACCCTGACTACGGGCTATCCACTGCCAAGCCGGACAAGTGGGTGTCGTTTGACAAGGCGCTGGCTGCGCTGGATCTGAGCAAGTCGGCAGGCCTGGGCTTTGTCATGACCGGTGTGGTTGGGGTGGTTGCTATCGACCTGGATAATTGCCTAAACGCGCCCTGGGCGTTGGCCGTGATTGGGCAAGTGGGCAGTTACACCGAGATCAGTCCCAGCGGTAAAGGCTACCGGATCTTTCTGATGGGCAGCATCGAGGCCGACTGGACCAACCACGAAGTCGGGATCGAGGTGTACGGCGGCAACGAAGCGCGCTTCCTGACCGTAACCGGTACCCGTTTGCCGGGAAGCCCTGAGAATCTGACGTTGGTGGAGCCTGCAGTACTGGCTGATCTGGCCAAGCAATACGCCAAAGAGCGACGCAAGGCGGAGATCATCGATTTGTCGATCCCTGAGATCGTGGATGATATGTTTTTGCCGTCAACGGATAAGCTGCCGATACCAGGCGCTTCGTTGCGCTTTTTGCAAACCGGGGAATTTGATACCGATCGATCGGGTACCTTGTTCGGTGTTGGTGTAAGCCTGTTTGCGGCAGGCTACACCGATGCCGAAGTTTTTTCGATCCTGGCGACTAATGACTACGCTTTGGATGTTGCTATGGATCATCGCCGACAAGATAACGACAGGGCATTGCTGTATCTGTGGCGTGAACATTGTCTCAAAGCCAAGGGCAAAGGGCAATCTTCTATCGTGACGGCGGATGAGTTCGATGTGGTGGAGCTGGAGCCTGGCGAAGCGGATCGGCCTAACTACCTGCGCGATGGCAAAGGCAAGATCGAAGCCACCATTGAGAACATCACCAAGGCGGTGCGCTGCCCTGATGAGTGTGGGGTGGAGATCCGTCACGATCAGTTCCGGGATGAGATCATGTTCAACGTGCATGGCCAAAAGGATGCCTGGCAGACCTTCAAAGATGCTGACTACTCCCGGTTGCGTATTGCCCTGGAGAAGAAAGGCTTCAAACCGGTGGGGCGCGAGCTGATCCGGGATGTGGTGCTGTTGGTGGCCGAAGAGCAGCAGTTTGATTCTGCCATATTATGGTTGGGTGGGTTGGCCTGGGACGGGGTGCTGCGCGTCGAGAATTTCCTTTGCCAGTATTTTGGCGCGGAGGATTCGCCGTATATCAAAGCGGTGTCGCTGTACCTGTGGACGGCGATGGCCGGTCGGGTCTTGGTGCCGGGCATCAAGGCCGACATGGTGCCGATCCTGATCGGCGAGCAGGGCGCGCTGAAGTCATCCAGTGTGGCGGCGATGGTGCCCAGTCCCGACTTCTTCACCGAGGTCAGCTTCCACGAAAAAGATGATGACCTGGCGCGCAAGATGCGAGGCCGACTGCTGGCTGAAATTGGCGAGCTGCGCGGGCTCCACACAAGAGAGCTGGAGAGCATCAAGGCTTTCATTACCCGCACCCATGAGAACTGGGTGCCCAAGTACCGGGAGTTCGCTACCTCTTTTCCGCGTCGCCTGGTGTTCATCGGCACCACCAATCAATCGGAGTTTTTGGCGGATGAGACCGGCAACCGACGCTTCCTGCCGGTCAAGACCCAACGGGCCGATATCGATGCAGTCAAGGCCGATCGCTTGCAGCTGTGGGCGGAAGGTCGGGAGCTGTTTGAGCTGCTCGGGGTGGCCTATCAAGGGGCCGAATCTCTGGCTAAAGAAGCGCAAGCCGAGCATGTGATGCACGAACCGTGGGCTGATGATATTGCCAAGTGGTTGGATGAGCCGGACATGCTCACCGGGGAAATACCGCGAGCGCGTGAATTTTTACTCGCCGCGGATATTGCGCGGGAGTGCCTGCGGATAGACGCAAAAAATTACAAGCGTGCGGATCAGATGCAAATCGGTAAAGTTTTACGCGCTCAGGGGTTTAAACCCGGTAAACCTTACGTAAACGGTGCTCAAATCCGGGCGTGGGTTATCGACAAGACAACCTAAGACATTATGGAAATACTATGTTGTCTTGTTGAAAGCCTTATTACATAAGGGCTAGAACAACCAAGACAAACAAGACAACCTAAACCCCAACTAAGCGTATGTGTATATATAAGTAGGTTGGGGGAAAGGCTAAGAAACCGATGTCTTAGGTTGTCTTAGGTTGTCTTGGTGATTTTTTACACGTTTAACACGTAATTTTTAGCGGCTAGGGGATCTTATGAAATTTGTACCTGTAAACGAGCGCGGCCTGCGGATTGGTGAAGGCCACCCCCGGGCAAGATTGACGGATGGCGATGTGGAATGTATCAGAGCACTTGCCGAGGCCGGTTTGCGCTACGCTGAGATCGCGGTGAAGTTCGAGATCACCAAGTGGATGGTGGGCAGGATCTGTCGCTTCGAGCGGCGCGCCCAAACCATCGCGTATTTTAAAATGTGCAAGGAGAATTGAGATGGCCAGACCATCGAACTTTAAGCAAGAGACAGTGGACGAGATCTGTGCGCGCCTGGCAACAGGCGAACCACTCGCGGTGATCTGTCGCGATGATCACATGCCGTACTGGCGAACGGTGTATCTGTGGATGCACAAATATCCCCAGGTTAATACAGACATCGCCTGCGCGCGGGAAGTCGGCCACGATGCCATCGCCGAAGAGTGCTTGCAGATTGCCAACACCCCGATGGTGGGTGAAAAGACCGAAGAGACTGACAAGGGTGTCAAGATCATCCGTGACGATATGTTGGGGCATCGCAAACTGCAAGTAGAGACCCGCCTTAAGCTACTCGCCAAGTGGAACCCCAAGAAGTATGGCGATCGGCAAGCCGTGGAACTGACAGGTGCCAATGGGGGACCGGTGGAGATTACCGACACCGAGCGCGCCGCGAAGATCGAAGCGATCATGGCGACTGCCCAGGCTCGCGCCCATGCCTCTGGCCAAGACCTTGTTTGACCGAAACCTACTCAAGTACCTGACCGCCGAGGAATTGGCCGAGGTTGATAGGCTGTTGGCCTCAGATACGACCTTGTGGCGCGCTTTGCCTGGGCCACAGTCGATGGCTTACTCCTCAACGGCCGACGTCATTGGCTACGGTGGGGCAGCCGGTGGCGGCAAAACGGATCTGGCCTGCGGCAAAGCGTTAACCGATCATCAGAAGACCTTGGTGCTGCGCCGCGAAGCCACCCAGCTCACCGGAATCATCGATCGCTTTACCGAGCTCCTGGGCAGCCGAGATGGCTTCAATGGCGCCGAACGGATCTGGCGACTACCCAAGCAACAGATCGAATTCGGCTCAACACCCAACGTCGATGATTGGAATAAATATCAAGGCCGCCCCCATGATCTGCTGGTGTTCGATGAGGCGGCCAACTTCCTTGAGTCCCAGGTGCGCGCCTTGTTGGGCTGGCTGCGCTCGGTGGACCCCAAGCAGAAATGCCAGGCGCTACTCACCTTCAACCCGCCGACCAGTGCCGAGGGCCGCTGGATCATCGCGTTCTTTGCACCCTGGCTGGATCCCAAACACCCCAACCCGGCCAAGCCTGGCGAACTGCGCTGGTATGCGATGGTCGACGGCAAAGAGTCGGAAGTCGCAGACAACACCCCGTTTCAACACGGTGTGGATCTGATCACCCCGATGTCGCGCACCTTTATCCCGTCGCGGGTATCGGATAACCCTTACCTGATGGGCACCGGCTACATGGCAACGCTGCAAGCCTTGCCTGAACCGTTGCGCTCACAAATGCTTTACGGAGATTTTATGGCCGGAATTGAAGACGACCCCTGGCAAGTTATACCAACGGCTTGGGTTGAAGCAGCGATGGCACGCTGGACGCGACCGCTCAAACTGGCACCGATGGACTCTCTGGGCGTCGACGTTGCCCGTGGTGGCCGTGATAACACTATCCTGTTCCGTCGGCACGGCATGTGGTTCGACGAGGCGCTGGTCTACCCTGGCACGGCTACACCGGATGGGCCAACGGTGGCCGGGCTATCGATTGCCGCACTCAGAGACCAGGCACCGATCCACATCGATGTGATCGGGGTGGGCGCGTCGCCTTACGACTTCCTGCGCGATACCAACCAACAGGTGATCGGCGTCAACGTGTCGGAAAAAGCCACCGGCCTGGACAAATCGGGGCGCTTGCAATTTCGCAACCAACGCTCACAGCTATGGTGGATGATGCGCGAGGCGCTCGATCCCAATGCCAACAACGGCATCTGTCTGCCGCAAGATCCCAAGCTGTTGGCCGATCTGTGCGCACCGACCTGGCAACTGACCGGCTCGCTGATCACGGTGGCCAGTCGCGATGACATCATCGCCAAGATCGGCCGCTCGCCTGACTATGGCAGTGCTATCTGCCTGGCGCTGATCGACACCCCCAAGCGCGCCTTCCTACCCTTCGCCTCCCAGAACGTGCGGCGCAATATCCTCGACTACGATCCCTACGCCGACTGATGCACTTGTCGCCCCTGGTTGGTCGTAGTCTTTTCCACCATGAGCGAAATTACTATCCAACTATGCACGGTTACTGACATCTTCAGCGCATCGACTATCGACACGCTGGTCGCCGCCTACTCCCAGGAGTCGGCTATCCAGGGCATGCCTGCACCGCGCCCCAATATCGATCTGTATCTAGCGATGGAATCGGCGGGATTACTGACGTTTTTCGGGGCTTACACCGATGACGACGTTTTGGTGGGGGTACTGGCCTTGACGGTGTCGCCGGTGCCCCAATACGGTGTTGATATGGGATCTATCATCTTGTTTTACGTGGACGAAAAGCACCGCAAGCACGGCACAGGGACTCGCCTGGTAGAACATGCTGAGAGGGTGGCACGCGAGAAAGGCGCCTTAGTGTTGTTAATGGGCGCGCCCACCCAGGGCCGATTAGCCAAGGCGGCACCGATGATGGGGTTCAAAGCGTCGCACATTTCCTTCAGCAAGGTGCTGTCATGAACCTTGCGCACATCGCCAGCGCGACAGCGATGAGTCTGCAAGCGATGGATGACCTGGAAGCAGCCTGCTTTGCGTTGCCCGAAGAGCAGCAGATAGAATTCACGACGGATCATTTCCTCCATGAGGGGGTTTACTACCGAACCATCATGATGCCTGCCGGGTCGGTCACTGTTGGCTTACAGATATTGAAACCATCGACCGTGGTATTCAGCGGCAAATGCCGATTGCTCGGCGAAGGGGATCCGATTGATGTTGATGGGTACCGGGTATTTCCAACGCTTGCCGGGCGACGCACCATCGTGCTGAGTGAGTCCGATACGTATGCGACCATGAGTTACCGCACGGATGCCAGGACGGTTGAGGAAGCGGAAGAAGAATTAACCAAAGAACCGCATAGGCTAGGAAACAGACGCTATGCACAAAAACGAATCGAAGCAGGGGGATAGATTATGTCAGTATGGGGGATAGGTGTTGCTGCTGTTGTAGTATCAGCGGCGTCGGTAGGGGTTAGCGCAGCACAAGGCGCCGATCAAGCCGACGCCGCTAAAAAATCAATGGAACAATCCCAGGCCAACGCGACTAAAACCGCAGCCGCAGCGGATCAGGCCTTTAACCAAGAGAACCAGAAGAAACCCGACACCTCGGCCATTTTGTCAGCGGCACAACAGTCCGGCAAGATGGGCGCGTCGGGTACCATGTTGACCGGCCCACAAGGCATCGACCCCGCCCAGCTGGCGCTGGGCAAAAGCACCTTATTGGGTTCCTAAGTGGACGTCAAAAAAGACAAGCTACTCACCCGCTGGGGGCAACTCAAGACTGAGCGCGCTACCTGGTGGGCGCATTGGAAAGAGCTATCCGACTATCTGCTGCCCCGATCCGGGCGCTACTTTGTGCAGGATCGCAACCGGGGCCAACGTCGGCATAATACTATTTACGACAACACCGGTACCCGGTCGTTGCGCGTACTGGCCGCGGGCATGATGTCCGGCTTGACCAGTCCGGCGCGCCCCTGGTTTCGTTTGGCTACGGCTGATGCAGAACTGATGCAGTACCAACCGGTCAAAGTCTGGCTGGATGATTGCACCAAGCTGATGTTAGCGATCTTTGCTAAGTCGAACACCTACCGCGCCTTACATGCGATGTATGAAGAGCTAGGCGCTTTCGGCACCGCAGCCTGCATCATCACCCCTGATTTTGACAACGTGATCCACCTGTATCCGTTGACCATCGGCGAATATTGCCTGGCCACCAACTGGAAGGGTGAAGTCACCACGCTGTACCGTGAATTCCAAAAAACGGTGCATGAGATCGTTACCGAGTTTGGCATCGACAATGTCATGCCGTCGACCCGATCGCTGTATGAGGGCGGCTCCCTGGATGCCTGGATCACTATCGTCCATGCCATCGAACCGCGCACCGACCGCGATCCGTCCAAGCAAGATGCCAAGAACATGCCCTATCGCAGCGTGTACTTTGAGATCGGCTCAGACCCAGGACACTACCTGAGCGAGTCTGGCTTCAAGCGCTTCCCCGGTTTGTGCCCGCGTTGGGCTACCTCCGGCGGCGATATCTATGGCAGTTCACCTGGCCAAGAGGCCCTGGGTGATATCAAACAATTACAACACGAACAATTGCGCAAAGCGCAGGGCATCGACTACAAGACCAATCCCCCTTTACAGGTGCCAACGTCCATGAAGAATCGCGACGTAGAGCGCTTACCGGGCGGCGTGACGTATGTCGACCTGGCAGGCGGATCGCAAGGCGTCAAGACCGCATTTGAAGTAAACATCGACCTGTCGCATTTATTGCAAGACATTCAGGATGTCAGACATCGCATCGAAGGCTCCTTCTACGCGGATCTGTTTTTGATGCTGGCCAACCAGAGCGACGCGCGGATGACCGCCACCGAAGTGGCCGAACGCCATGAAGAAAAGCTGTTGATGCTGGGGCCCGTGCTCGAACGCTTACAGAATGAATTGCTCAACCCGCTCATTGAAGCGACCTTTGAATACATCGTCGATGCCGGTTTAATGCCGCCACCTCCGCAAGAGATGCAGGGCCACGACATCAACGTCGAACTCGTATCGATGATGGCGCAAGCGCAACGCGCTGTGGGCACCAACTCCATTGACCGCTTCATCGGTACGGTCGGATCTATCGCCCAGTTCAAACCTGAGGTGCTAGACACCATCGACGGCGATAAGACCGTGGAGATCTACGGCGATTCGCTGGGCATCGATCCACGCATCCTGTTAGCACCGGATAAAGTCGAAGCGCTCCGGGCACAACGCGCCCTAGCCCAACAAAAGATGCAGCAATCGGCACTGATGAACCAGGGTGCAGATACCGCGCAAAAACTGGCCAGTGCCAAGACCAACGAACCCAACGCTTTAACTGACGCAACCCGCGCTTTTAGCGGTTACACCTAGGAGATAAACATGACAAAGAGAATTGGAAATTCCCCGTTCACCTACCAGGAAGACGGGCTCAAAGTAACCGGCATTGCGAACCCGGATGGCTCGCAAGCGGGGGTTATTACTCAATACAACACCCTAGCCGACATCCCTGCAGGCTTTAGTGGTACTGCCCAGGTAGGCACTCAGCTATATGTGGGGGATGGGGTTAGTATTGTGGCTGTTGGTACCCCGCAAAATGAAAATCCTTTGGCATCCTGGTATAACAATTTAAAGGTAACGGACACCATAGCGTTTATAGGAGATTCAACGACATTTAATACTCTTAATTCGATGTTACCTGTATCGGGTATAAACGCAGACCGATATAATGCAGTAAACATACCCACCACTGTACTAATGTATAACAGGGGTATGGGCGGCCAAACGATTGGAGGGTTTGTGGGAGGTATAGGTGCTTATAACTTGCCCGTAGTTGTGGCAGAAAAACATAAGGTCCATGTTTTTTGTTATGGTATCAATGACGCTAGAACGGATGCGTCTATAGCAGGGCAAGCGTACGGTTCTACGGCAATGATTACAAAAGTAAATACTTCAAGAGCGCAGATTGCAACGTATGTAGCCGCCACTTTAGCGGCAAGAGCAGACACGATCATCATCTGGCGAGTTCCCAATGCCCATATTACGATTGCTGCGACTACTGCTACATTATTGACAAATGGAGTAACTGCTCAGAATTGTATGGATTATTACCGATTGCTGTATAGAGGGGACAAGCAACTCGGTATATTGCCCTTAACTGAGATATACCCAAATACGGTAATGGTGGATATTTTAGCGTTGCTTTATGGAGATACTGCCCCGTTAACCTCACACCCATTGATTGACCCTGACGGCCTTCACCCTTCTTTGGCGGCGGCTGCGATCAACTTGTTATGTTTGGCCCCCTTAAATTTTTCCAAAACTGAAATAGCGGAAGCAGCAACAAATAGACAGCTCTCTACAGCAAAAACCCGATTAAGTGGACTTAGCACCATCATACCAAAGAATGTAAATAACTACAGAAACACCGTGGAATTAGCATCTATCAATTATGATGATTTACTTTATTCTGGAGAATTTACCCGAATAATTGCAGGTGGAGGAGTTAGTGGCAATAATAGCACTTACGTTGATTTAATGCCTAGAGCCGACAATTACACTACATACCTAGGCACAATAACTTTCGATATAATGTTTGGTGGGCCGAACCCGAGCACCGCTTATGGGGCGGTCACTGCGCCGTATCTGGCCCTAAATGACATCGTGGTCATCAATAAACTAGACGGATCAAGAGTAATATTTTCATTGCAACTGCCACCCTATAGTAATCAGGGATACCTACGATACATAGACTCCCCGAATGGTGCATCAATGCTTTCAGTGGCTACGGGTGATACATTTGAAACCTTTAGGCATAATTATTGTAATTCCGCTGCTGCAAAATATGCTATCAAAGCAATGCGAAGCTTAAATTCGCTACCAACCCCCTTTACTAAATTCTATCGCTTGATGGTTAAGTCGGCTAGCGGTACAGCCATTACAGTACAACAAATGGGCGGTCGATTAGCAGGGGAATCAGACTTCAGTCTGCATGATATGCTTGCTACCGATAGATTATGCTGGACGGGCGTAGATAACGGGATTACAGGTTTATTGCTGACGGGAGCAACCTTTGGCGTAAAGGCGGCTAATGCTACCAATACAATAACCCTAACGAATCCCAATTTCCCGACCGCTTATGCTAACGGTAAGCAGTGTGTACTGTTAAGTAACACATAATGCCAACCCTAACCCTCTACTCCCTCCTAGCCCTAGCCCTTGTTAGCATGGGCTTTGGGGCTGCTTATAAAGTCTATCAGCCTCAAGTAATTAACTCATGACTCTAATCTCAATGAAGACCGACATCGAGCGCGCCGAAACTTGCGCGCAAAACCCGTATGGCTACGGCTTAGAGATCCGGCTCAACGAGGATCAATGCGCAGCGTTGGGCATCATCAAACCCCCAACCCCAGGCTCAAAGGTGCAGATCCGCGCCATGACCTTGGTCACCGAGGTCCGGCAAACAATGGCAGCCGACGGCGACGACGCCGGGCCCGACACCTACCTCTGTCTGCAAATTACCGACCTGGCATTGGGCAGCACCGAAAGCCAAACAGTCAAAGCGAGCCTGCTCTACGACGACTGATGCACTTGTCGCCTGCGCTATCGCTTAGATTGAGCCCATGGCGAAAAGAGATCTGTTAGACCCTTATGATTTAGACGACACGCACCAGGCTTTGGCCGACCGTGCGCGCTCGGCTGGCGACTTGGAAATCGGCGATCTCAAATGGCTAATGAGCAATAAGCGGGGGCGACGTTTTGTCTTCTTATTGCTCGAACGCGCAGGCGTTTGGCGGCTCTCTTTCAACACCAACGCCTTGTCCATGGCTTTTGCCGAGGGCACGCGCAACGAGGGGTTGAGACTGTTGGCACAACTGACCGAACACTGCCTTGATCGATATAGCGAGATGCTGAAGGAGCAACAAGAATGACCGATACGCTGATAACAAGCGGTGACACACCAAACACAACCGCAGAAACCCAGCAAACTGCTGACACCCAAACCACCGATAGCACGGCGACTAGCCCGACGACCGAGGGGCAGGATCAGCAAACGCAGGCACAATCCACTGACGACCAAGGCAACGCTGACGACAAGTCAGGTGCGCCGGAAAAATACGAATTAACAGCCAGCGAGGGCCGGGACTTTGATCCTGCCGTGATGGAAGCTTATTCGGAAGTCGCCCGGGAATTGAACTTGTCTAATGGGGATGCTCAGAAATTGCTCGACAAGGTTGCCCCGGTGATGCACGCCCGGCAACAAGAGCAACTGGCAACGATCAAATCGGATTGGGAGCACGCTTCCAAAGTCGACAAGGAATTCGGGGGCGACAAGCTCAACGAAAACCTGGGCATCGCACAGAAAGCGCTGGACGCTTTCGGCACCCCGGCGTTGAAAAGCCTGTTGGTGGAAACTGGCCTGGGCAATAACCCGGAAGTGATCCGGTTTATGTTACGCGCAGGCAAAACTATCAGCGAAGACAAAGTCCATAACGGGAGAGCATCCCCTAATGGCGACAAATCACATGCTGACCGACTTTACGCACATTAATTAATTAATTAGGAGTTTTACATGGCAACTTTATCCAACGGCGCGTTGACCCTGGCAGACTGGGCCAAACGTCTTGACCCTGACGGCAAGATCCCGGTGGTGGCAGAGCTACTGTCACAAAGTAACGAAATTCTCGAAGACGCGGTTTTCCAAGAAGGCAATTTGCCGACCGGACACCGCGTTGTAATTCGTACCGGTTTACCAACGGCCTACTGGCGTTCGATCAACCAAGGTATTCCAACCAGCAAATCGACCACCGCGCAAGTGGATGAATCGGTGGGCATGTTGGAAGCGTATGCCCGGGTCGATAAAGACCTGGCGGAATTGAACGGCAATACCAGCGCGTTCCGTTTGTCCGAAGACACCGCGTTCCTAGAAGCGATGAACCAGGCACAGGCGCAAACGCTTTTATACGGTAACCCGGCTTCCGATCCTCGCCAATATCTGGGCTTAGCCCCACGTTACGGTGCAATCTCGGGGGCGGGCAACGCGGCCAACATCATTGACGCAGGCGGCGCAGCAGGCAACACCAACACCTCGATCTACCTGGTGGTGTGGGGAGAGAACACCGTGTTCTGCACGTTCCCGAAAGGCTCCAAAGCCGGTTTGACCCACGAAGATCAGGGCGTGTTGACCGTCTATGACTCTAGCAACAACCCCTACCAAGCCTACCAAACCCACTACCAGTGGAAAAATGGCGTGGTCGTTAAGGATTGGCGCTATGTGGTACGTATTGCCAACATCAACGTTGCCAACCTGGTGGCAGAAACGTCAGGGGCCGACTTGGTAAAACTGATGTCTCGCGCCCTGGATCGTATTCCGAACTTTGGCATGGGCCGCGCGGCGTTGTACATGAACCGCACGGTGTACTCCATGTTACGTATTCAATCGTTGATCAAATCACAAAACGTGCTGGCTATTGAAAAAGGCCTAAACCAATTTGGTACACCGGCCAGCTGGAACACTTTTGAGGGTATCCCGCTGCGCCGCGTGGATCAGATCCTCAACACTGAAGCCCAAGTTGTTTAACAGGAGATAACCATGATTACAGATGCACTTTTAGCCCTTGCGGGTTCCATCTCCGGCAATACCGTCACCCCGGCAGCGGTGTTTGGTTCGGGCACGACTGTCGTGTCGGGCTCGTTTACCGGCGGCAACGTCATCGATACCGCGTCGCCGGGCTACCCGACCGGCAACGTCCGAGATCTCGGTGAAGGCGACCCGCTTTATCTGCGCGTGCAGATGGCAGTGGCGGCGGCGGGCGGCACGACTATGCAGTTCAACATCGTTGCTGCGTCTGATGCCGCGTTGACCACCAACGTCGCGGTTATCGGCACTACCGGCGCGATCCCCGTGGCACAGTTAACCCTGGGCGCGCGCTTTGCGGCGGCGATAAATCCCCGTATCGCCAGCAAAGGCCAACGCTATGTGGGTTTACAGGTGATCAACGTGGGTGCTAACAGCGCCGGTTCGATCTATGCCGACCTGGGCTTGGAAATTCAAGACGGTCAAAAGATCTATCCGTCTGGTTTCACGGTTCTGTAGGGAGATAACCATGGCCTTATATCGCGTATTGGTAAAATCTTTCATCAACAATGTCATCGTTGAAGCAGGCGATATCGTTGAAATGGACGGCGAGGTGCACGGCCAACTGGATCTGATCGAAGGCAAAGCCGCGAAAGCGGTAGACCCGGAGAAAGTGATTCTGCCGCCGCCCCCGGAAGTACCAACCCCAGAAAGCCTGGTGTAAGTCACCGGTTTACTACCACCACCTGACGGGAGCTTTATGCTCCCGTTTTTGATTAAGGAATTGTATGGCTACCGAAGTTGATATCTGCAACCTGGCCCTGGCGCACCTGGGCGACTCTGCCACCGTGTCCAGTCTTGATCCGCCGGAGGGTTCCGCGCAAGCCGAGCACTGTGCGCGCTTCTATCCGTTTGCCCGCGACGCGATGCTGGAGCTGCATACCTGGGGCTTTGCCACCAAGCGCGTACAGCTGGCGATGTTATCGGCAGCCTGGGCGGAATGGACGTATGCCTACGCGACCCCCAACGATGCGGTGCACATCATCGCGGTCATCGATCCCACCGCAACAGATGACTATAGCCAGACCCTGGAAAATCAAGCTATCTCGACGGGCGGATCCTATGTACCGCAAGCGTTTTCCTGTGAGATCAACGACAGCGGTGCGCAAATCATTCTGACTGATCTGGAAAATGCCGCGTTGCGCTACACCGCCTTGGTTAAGGATACCGGAGCGTTCTCGCCGTTGTTTACCATCGCCCTGTCCTGGCATCTGGCCTCGATGCTGGCCGGGCCCGTCCTGAAAGGCGAAGCCGGCGAAGCAGCAGGCAAGCGTTGCTTGGCGGCGATGCAATACTACTTATCCCAGGCGCAAGAATCGGACGCCGGACAGCGACGTATCAACCCCGCGCAGCATGTTGCGTGGATCGGTGGGAGATAACCATGGCCAACACCCGCACCCTACAACGCTCATTCACTGGCGGCGAGATCAGCCCGGAAATGTTCGGGCGTATCGACGACGCCAAATTCCAGTCCGGACTGGCCACCTGTCGCAACTTTATTGTCAAGCCGCAGGGGCCCGCGCAGAACCGCGCCGGCTTTCAGTTCGTGCGCGCGGTCAAGGACTCGACTAAAAAAGTCAACCTGATCCCGTTCACTTACTCAACCACCCAGACCATGATGATCGAATGTGGCGCGGGTTACTTTCGCTTCCATACCCTGGGCGCAACGCTGTTGTCGAGCGGCGTACCTTACGAGATCGTCAACCCTTACGCAGCAGCCGACCTGTTTGATCTGCACTACGTGCAATCCGCCGACGTGTTGACCATCGTCCACCCCAACTACCCGCCGCAAGAATTGCGCCGCCTGGGCGCACTGAGCTGGACCCTGACCCCCTTGTCTTTCGCCGCGCCCATCGCCGCGCCCAGTGCCCCAGCGGCGACGCCCACCGGTGCCGGTGCCCTGAGTTATTCGTATGTGGTCACCTCGGTGGCGGCCGACGGGGTGTCTGAATCGGCACAATCCGCCGCGGCGACCTGTACCAATAACATCTTTACCACCGGCAACTTCAACACCATCAGCTGGACAGCAGTGACCGGCGCAGCGCGCTATAACGTGTTCAAGATGCAGGGCGGCCTGTACGGCTATATCGGCCAGACCACCACCCTGTCAGTGAAGGATGACAACATCGCCCCGGATCTGAGCAAAACCCCGCCGCTGTATGATGTGGTGTTCCAGGCCGCCGGCGATTACCCGGCGTCGGTGTCGTATTTTGAACAGCGCCGTTGCTTCGCCGGTACCACCAACAAGCCCCAAAACATCTGGATGACCAAGTCCGGCACCGAGTCGGTGATGAGTTATTCGCTACCGATTCGCGACGATGACCGCATCGCTTTCCGGGTGGCGGCACGCGAAGCTAACACCATCCGTCACATCGTGCCGTTAACCCAATTGTTACTGTTAACCAGCGCCGCCGAGTGGCGGGTGACGTCGCTCAACTCTGACGCCATCACCCCGACCACTATCTCTGTGCGCCCGCAATCCTACATCGGCGCCAACAACGTGCAACCGGTGGTGATCAACAACACCCTGCTTTATCCGGCGGCGCGCGGCGGCCACATTCGCGAATGCGCCTACAACTGGCAGGCCAACGGTTTCATCTCCGGGGATCTATCGCTACGTGCGCCGCACCTGTTCGACAACCTGGACATTACCAGCATGGCCTACAGCAAAGCGCCTCTGCCGATCGTGTGGATGGTGTCGACCTCCGGCAAATTGCTGGGGGTTACCTACGTGCCGGAACAACAAATTGGTGCCTGGCATTGGCACGATACCGACGGGGTGTTTGAGTCGTGCGCGGTGATAGCGGAGGGCAGCGAGGATATTCTGTACTGCGTGATCCGGCGCACCATCAACGGCAGTTCGGTGCGCTATATCGAGCGCATGGTGTCGCGGCAGTTTGTCGATCCGGCCGACGCGTTTTTTGTCGATGCCGGCCTGACTTACTCTGGCGCACCGGCCACCACCATCTCTGGGCTATCGCACCTGGAGGGCAAGACCGTCAATATCTTGGCCGATGGTGCCGTGCACCCGCAGCTGGTAGTCACGTCAGGAGCGATCACCCTGCAACAAGCCGCGAGCAAAGTGCAAGTGGGCTTGCCGATCATCGCCGACGCGCAAACCTTGCCGGTGGCGCTACAGGTCGACAACGGCTTTGCCCAGGGCCGTTACAAGAATGTCAACAAAGCCTGGCTACGGGTATTTCGCTCGTCGGGTGTATTCATCGGCCCTGATACCGACAACCTGGTGGAAGCCAAACAACGCACCACCGAAGCCTACGGCACCCCGCCTGCCTTGAAAAGCGAAGAGATCCCCATTCTGTTGACGCCGTCCTGGTCAGACAGTGGGCAGATCAGCATTCGTCAGTCCGATCCTCTGCCTTTAACCCTGGTCAGTCTGACCTTGGAAGTTGCGCTCGGCGGTTAATGCACTTACCGCAAACGTCGGGGGGTAAGGTGTCCACCATTATCCTTCGGAGTTTCAGACATGGCAGCAGCACCCAAACCAGGCCTCGGCGCCGCGTCCCTAATCATGGAGATCGGCGGCGCCGTATCATCAGGTATCGGCAGTTTCTATAGCGCCAAAGCGCAAAAATATCAACTTCAATCCCAGGCCATCATGGCCGATACCAACGCGCGTATCGCCGAACTGGGGGCGCAATCGGCCCTGAACCAAGGGCAAGCCGAAGTCGGTAACCTCACCCTGCAAGCCGGCAAGCTCAAGAGCGCCCAGCGCGCCACCTTGGCCGCCAACGGTGTCGATCTGGGTGAAGGCAACGCCGCCGAGATCCAGGCCTCGACCGAGATCATGAAGGAAGTCGACAAGAATACGGTCACCGCTAACGCGCTCAAGAGCGCCTGGGGCTATCGCATGCAAGCCACCAATTTCCAGAATGAAGCACTGACCGCGCGCGGCACAGCGGGCGCAATCTCGCCGTGGATGAGTGGCGCAGGCACCTTGTTGGGCAGCGCGGGTTCGGTGGCCAGCAACTGGTACATGATGAATAAAGTAGGTGCCCTTGGCGGGCCCAACGGTGGCTCGGGGTCGGCCGGCAGTACCGGCGCGATAGGCGGTAAATAATTATGCCTAAAGTCCCAACCTATGACCGCTTCCAAGCGACCCCCAACACCCTGCCGCAAGCCTTTGCGCAGACCCCCAACACCCATCCCGAACTAGCGGGCCGACAGGCCCATGAGATCGGTCAAGGTTTAACCAGCGCGGGCGATGCGCTGGGCAAGATCGCCCAAGACATGATGGTCGAGACCAATCAGACCCGGTTGGATGATGCCTCGTTGCAGCTCAGAGAAGGCGCGCGCAAATTGCAGTTCGGCCAACAGACCCAATCCGGCCAACAAGATCCCGGCACCCCGGTGGGCTATGCGCAACTGAAAGGCAAAGACGCCCTGGAGCGGCCCAACGGCCAACCCTTGTCCGAAGAGTATGGCGCGATGCTTCAGGAGCAAGTCGGCAAGATCGGCGACAGCCTGGGTAACGATGCCCAGAAAGCCGCGTTTGCCCATTACGCCGGGGGCTTTACCTCCGGCTTTAAAGATAACATCTGGCAGCACGCTTTCCAGGAGCAACGCACCTATAACCTATCGGTGGCGGATGGTTTGAAGAGCGAAGCCATCGAAAACCTGAAGAGCAACTACCACAACCCAGGGGCCGCTGAAGAGGCGATCACCACCGTGTTGCAACAGACCAACCGCATCGGCAAGCTGAAAGGGCTATCGGTAGCGGAGATCGACGCCAGCGCCAAGAAGGAAGTCAGCGGCGCGCTACAAGTTGGCATCGCTGCGTTCCTGGCCGAGGGCGACCCGGAAGGCGCGCACAACTTCTACAACCAGTTTTCCCAGCACATGACCATGGACGACGCGTTACCGGTCAAGGCCAAGATCTCAGCGGCCGGGGATAACAAGATCGGCTTGGCTCACGGCCAGGCGGCGTTTTCTCAAGCGCTACCCGCAGCGCCGGCACAGATGGCGTTCGGCGCTATGGTCGGCGATGTGTTCAGCAAGGGCATTGTGCAGACTGAATCGGGCGGCAACCAGTTTGATGCCAACGGCAAGCCGTTACAGCACGTCAACGGCAACGGCACCTCCGATTTCGGCAAGGCTCAGGTCAACGAAAACACCGCACCGGAAGCCGCAAAACTGGCCGGGCTACCTTGGGACGAGCACAAGTACAAGAACGACCCCGACTACAACCACGCGCTGGGCCTGGCTTTCTTTCAAGAGCAATACCGGGTGCATGGCAACGACCTGACCAAAGCAGTGGCGGCCTACAACGCCCCGAAAGCGACGGCGGACGCGGTCAAAGAAGCGGCCAAGAAAGGCAATGAGGATAAAACCTGGTTCGACTTCCTGCGCCCTGACGTGCAGAGCTACGTCAGCACCAGCGTTGCCAACTACAACAAAGCCGCCAGCAAACCCAAGCCTGAAATGACCATGGCCGATGTCGAGCCTCACCTGGCATCCCAGAACCTGTCGCCCGAGCGCTTGAAGATTGCACGCAACGAAGCTGAATATCACATCAAGACCTACAACGCGCAGACCAAACAACAGGGTGAACAGGGCCTGGCGCAAGCCATTGAGTACATGGACAAGAACAAACAGACGTTTAATCAGATCCCGCAACCCTATCGCGACGCAGTACCCACCGACAAGTGGGGCGCGGCGGACAGTGCGGGCAAGAACCTGGCCGAGAACAAAACCAACCTGGGGCTGTACAACATCCTGGCCGCCGATCCCACCAAAGACCCACAGACCGGCAAACCGCTGTCCGACGAGGGCTTTATGAAGTACCGCGCGGAGCTATCCGAGAGCGACTTCAAGCACTTCTCGAACGAGCGCAACAAGAAAAGCGGGGCTACTCCCGGCAGCAACGACCCCGGCGATCTGAATACCGGCGCGATCAAAGCGTCTTTAGACAACAGTCTAAACCAGTTGGGCATCGATCCCTCGCCGAAGAGCGACGGGGGTACCGATGCCGCGCGCGTAGGTTCAATCCGCAAATTCGTTGATACCTATTTCTACACAGCGCAACGCGATGCCGGGAAGAAGTTCACCGATGCCGAAGTCAATGATCATCTCACTGCGCTGTTCATGAAGAACCAGACCATCAAGAACTTCATGTCCAAAGATTACTCCGGTGCGCTGTTGGGGATGCAGAAAAGAGACTTACAGCCAGGCACCCTAAAAGAGATCAAGGCGAGCCTTAAGCAATCAGGTGTTGGCAACCCTACCGACGCACAAATAATTGGACACTACTGGCAGACTCAGGTTTCACGATGAATATTGACTTTAACGAAGAAGCGACCCCGAACACCGACCCCCATCAAGGGGCTTTGAGCCTACCCGCAGCCGCTCCGGTACCCGACCAGGCACAAGCCGCGCGCTTCGGTTTTTACGCCGCGTCGGACACCGACCCGCAGACCTACGCCGAGATGTCCCGCCTGGCCAAGATTGCCAATGTACCGGTCGATGCAGCGATGGCCAACCCCAAAGAGGTCAAACAACAGGTGAGGATGGGCTCGATTGACTTCAACACCCTGGCGCAAGTCGCACCGGCGACGGCAGCGACACTGGCCAACATCCACGCGGCAAAGCTGGCCCACGATGACGTCAACAATATGTCCGATGTCGAAACCGCGCTGACCTACATGGGTGCATCAGGCCGCGCGGGGGGCCATGAATTTTTAGCCGCTGGCGCAAAGTTGATCGACGCGGTGCAACCGTTCACCCCCAGTGATCAGGATCTGGCCACCCTGTACAAGAACGATCCCGAAGGCTTGAAGCGCATGCGCGAGCACAGCGCGGCTACCTTCCTGTCACGCTTTGCCAAGGGCGAAACCCAAGCCGCCAACGCGACCATGGAAGCAATACCGCAACAAGCCAAAGATGCCTATGGGAATCTGAAATACGAGACTACAGACACCGACAACGCGGCGTATCTGTCCCCGGTGAAGATGATCAGCGATATGATCCGCTCGATGCCCACTACTGCAGCACTGGCCTTGACTACGTTCTTGACCCGAGGCGCGGCCAATACCGCACGGCAACAAGCCGCGCTCGTCGAAGGCGCCACCGAAGAGACCATCCGCCAGGCCGGGATCGATGCCGCCACCAAAATGGCCACTCAATTTGGCGCGGCCTCAGAAGGGGTGGTCGGCTATGGCCAACAAGCCAACCAGACCCAACAAACTCTGGAAGATACCCCAACCAGCACTATCGAATTCAGCCACAAAGCGCGCGACGTCAAGCCGGGCGAGTTGACCCTGGGCACCTGGTCAAGCAACCAGGAATTTCAGGATCTGGTTAGTCAGGGCTACGACCCCGCCGCCGCGCGGATCTATCTATCTGCACGCGGCGCAGAGCAAGCGGGCGCAGTGGCTGGAGTAGTTGACACCCTGACCAACGCAGTCGGCGGTCACTTCCTGGGCAAGATCATCGGTGACGGCGGCAAAGTGCTACCGCGTATCGGTAAGGGCCTGGCCAACGAAGGCGGGGTGGAAACCGTACAGAGTGGCGGCGAGCAACTGGGCGAGAATGCGGTACTGCAAAGCACTATCAAACCCGATACGCCGCTAATGGATAACGTCTTTGAAAGCATGATCCAGGGCGGCGTGGTCGGCGGACTAACCGGCGGCACCTTTGCCGGGATCATGGGCGGCGCGCAGAAGCGCAAAGACCGGGCCGGGCAGTCTGAGCAAAATGCGCAGATGATCGAACAACTGAACAAGCTGTCACAAGCCAGTCAAGTATTGGCGCGCAGCCCAGAGACCTTCGAGAACCTGGTGCGACAGGCCAGCGCCAACGGCACCGTCAATCAAATATACATCGAAGCTAACGCGCTGATGCAATCCGGCCTGGCCGATCAGCTCGCCGCCGTGTCGCCGTCCGTCGCCGCGCAACTGCAAACCGCTGCGCAAACCGGTGGGCAGATCGCCATTCCCATTGAAGAGTACACCACCCAGATTGCGCCCACTGAGCTGTCGCAACCTTTGCTCGATCATTTAAAGTTAGACCCCGAGGGCTATTCGCGCGCCGAAGCGGCCGCGTACATGCAAAGCGAGGGCGATCAGCTGCGCGCCGATATGGAAACCACCTTATCGGTTAAGCTGCAAGACCTGGCGTTTCGCCAATCGCGCGACGGTCTGAAGACCCAATTCAAAACCCAGCTGGACGGGCTCAACCACCACGACAGTCACGTCAACGAAGCCTACGCTACCCACCTGGCCAACTACTTCGGGGTGATGTCCGAGCGGATGGGCATGACGCCTGAAGAGATGTATCAGCAATTCCCGGTTAACTTCGCGTCGGAGTTAGCGCCTGGGCAGCATTATGATCAACGATCGGTATTTGACCCAGAGCAGGCGGATATGTTCGCAGAAGATTTCGCGGACAAAGAATCGACTATTAATAAGTGGGGGGAAACCAGAGGAAATACAGACAGTTCAGGGAACAGAATAACTGCAACTAAACAAGGACTGGATAACTTTTGGGAGTATTACGGGGCGGGGCCCAGGGACGATGGTGGAAGACCCATCCTTTTATACCATTCGACGAATGCGGATATATCCCACTTTAAAACAGGGCAGAAAACTACCAACAACTATGGTTTGCTTGGTGACGTGGAGACCTCCCGGGCGGGGATATTTGCAACGCCAGAAATTTCCTTCTCCCAAGAATATCTGAAGGACGGCGCAGGGCAAAATGTCATGCCTGTTTATATGGCACTTGAAAACCCCCTCGACTTACGCGCAGGCTTGAAAGAATCGGATGAAAGGGTTCTTGAAACAAACGGAGTAAACACAAAGTATGTTCTTACGATACAAAACGAATGGGAGTTATTCGATAATGATGACGAGGGAAAAAATGATTTTGTAGACTCATTAAAAAAAGCGGGTTTTGACGGGGCTATCTTCACAGAGGAAGGGCAAGACGGGGAAAGCCACGATACTTACGTCGCATTCTCCCCTGAACAGATCAAATCAGCAATAGGTAACAGCGGCCGTTTTGATCCGAACGATCCTAATATCTTGCACCAAAAAGAACCGGCCGAAGGCGCGAACGCGATTACTGGTGATCTCGAGCGCGTTAATCCCGACGTGCGTGAAGCGGTGGAAAGTCGGATTGCCCGGATGGATGAAGCGGAGCAACAACGGGTGCGAGCCAACCTGGAAGCTTTCAAAAGCACTTCTTGGGCGGCGGCGGCGATCAAAGGTATGGCGTATCGGGAAATGCTTGAGCGCGCCTTGGTAGGTGAAGATATATCCAACCTGGAACGCAACGCGATCTGGGGCAAGCAGGATATGTCAGCGACTAAACTGATCAAGACCTTCAAGCAACACCCAAATCTGGGGCCAATAATACTAAAGAAGTTGCTTTCTTCTTACGACTTTATTGGCGGAAACAGGAAAGCGGAGAATGATGTATCGGCGTCCTTCACTAACTGCGACCCCAGTGAAGCCTGCGCGATCCATTGCTACGCGGCCAACTCCAACGCGCGGCCAAGTGAACTTGCCAAGTCCGAATTCACCGAGTTCATGATTGAGCATTTTCCAGAAGAGATGGCGAATAAGATAGCAGGCGATTATCTTATGACCTCTGCGGGCAAATCTGGGTTGTCACTGCGTCTGAATGATAAAGGGGATCTGTCCCTTGCCCAGGTGCGCCTGATTGGACTGTTGAACGAAAAAGGGGTTGCCACCCAGGTTTTCTCCAAACGCCCCGAGTTATTGCGATCGTTATCCGATATGAACCTGAAGATGCTATCAGTTGACGGCAGCAATATGGCTTTGGCGGAGGCGAACCCAGATCTGCGTTTGGCCGTGACTATTACCGACGATACCACCGAGGCAATGCTGATCCCTATTCATGACCGGGTATCGGTCTATTTACCGGTAAACCTGAAAGGGAAAGCGGTTACCAAAGAAGAACTTAAGTCGCGATTCCCAACGTTGTACCGGCGCATGATCCGGGAGAACCTGTGCCCGGTCGACGGGGGAAAACTAGAAACAAAACCAGGAACTTCTTTTGTTGACATCCTCGATAAAACAGCGGATAAGGGGGTATGGACGTGCACCGCGTGCGATATTACCGGCGTGCCTGGTTGCTTTAAAGGCGATCGACAAACCAACCAACGCAAAGCACAAACAATCTCCTTGACCGAGGTGACCAAAGAGTTACGCGCGGCCAAGGTGCGCAAAGAACTCCAGAAAAACCTGGAGGAACTACTTAATTTAGGGGGTATCGATGGAGAGCTTTACAGCCAACTCAGCCAAGCATTATCTACTGGGCAACGCGCGGTTCGGGAAATTGCTGACAGCAGAGGAGAAAGCGGAGTTGATAAAAGGGCAAGCGGAGCGCCTCAAACTACAGAGGGAAGCGGAAGCGGAACTGGACGCGATGCTGGCGGAAGCGGAAGCTACAACCAAAGCAAACGCAGCGGGGCAGACCCCTACACCACCGACCTCTTCGGGGATTCGGTATCCGGTGACAGCGGAGAAAATGGAAACGCCAAAACAGGA